ACGGATCGCGGGCCAGTTCGTCCGCAAGGGCGAAGGGGACTATCACCCCGGCCCGTGGCAATTGCCGATTACCGGCGGGTGGTTGCCCGCCGGGGTCGGCGAAAGCGTGAACTGGTGGCAGCTTGGTTACGATCCGATCTACTCGGGCCAGCGGTCGGCGATGGTGGAGGCTTGCGTCTCCGCCTACGCGCAGACGGTCGCCATGTGTCCCGGCGATCACTGGCGCTTGCAGGAGGATGGCGGGCGCGAGCGCGTCAAGAACTCGGCGCTGTCGCGTGTCCTGCGCCGGCCGAATGACTATCAGTCGATCAGCGACTTCATGCTCAACGCCACACGCTGGCTCTATCTCGACGGCAATTGCTACGCCCTGGCCTTGCGCAATTCGCGCTACGAGATCGACGAACTGCACCTGATGGATTCAACCCTGTGCTATCCGCGCCTCGCGGAGAACGGGGAAATTTTCTATCAGCTATACGGCAACGACATCATCGAGAAGCGGCTCAACGGCGACGCGCTTTCGCCCGTGCCGATGCGCGACGTGCTGCACATCCGGCTGCACACGACGCAACGATTCCCGCGCCCGCTGGTCGGCACCTCGCCGATCACGTCGGTCTACGACGACATCGGTGTCGGCGACGCCATCGCGCGGCAGCAGATGAAATTTTATATGAACGAGGCGCGGCCATCCGCCGTGCTCTCGACCGACATGCAACTGAGTCGGGACCAGACGCAGGACCTGCGCGACCGCTGGAACGATCAGGCCAAGGGCATGCACCAGGGCGGCACGCCCATCCTGACGTCGGGGCTCAAGGTGCAGCCGTGGTCGGTCGGCGGCAAGGACGCGGCCACCGCCGAAATGATGAAGCTGTCGAACGAGCACATCGCGCTGGCGTTCCGCATCCCGCTTCAGATCCTCGGCATTGGTGGCACCAACTACGCATCGACCGAATTGCTCATGCAAAGCTGGATCGCCTCGGGCTTGGGCTTTGCGCTCAATCACATCGAGGAAGCGTTCGGCCTGCTGTTCGATCTCAAGGGCCAGCCCGACGAGTACGCGGAGTTCGACACGGCGGCGCTGTTGCGCTCGGCGATGAAGGATCGCATCGACGCGCTCGCCCGCGGCGTACAGGGCGGCATCCTTGCACCGAACGAGGCCCGCAACATCGAAGGCTATGGCGACGTGAAATTCGGCGACGAACCGCGAGTGCAGCAGCAGGTCGTTCCGCTTTCTGCGGCCGGCGCGATCCCCGCGTCACCAGCCCCGCCAGCGGCACCGCCCGCGCCACCGGCAGACCTGCCTGAACCGAAAGGCAACCGCGATGACATCCAACGGGAAGTCCGAAACCTCCTCAGTAACGCCGCCCGCATCGGACGCCGCCGACTCTCTGCTTGAGGTGTGGCGCGAGGCGCTTGCCGAGGTGCTCGACGCGGAGCGGCGCGAGTGGTCGCGCGAGCGGGCGCTGATCGAGGCGCAGGCCGCGAGCGTCATTTCCGCGCTCAAGGCCGAAGTCGTGCTGTTGCGCTCGGAGATCACGGAGCGGGTCAACGCGCGGCTGGCGGAATTGAAAAACGGCGATCCGGGTGCGCCGGGTGACCACGGCGATCCGGGGCCAGCCGGTCCGGCAGGACCCATCGGTGAACCGGGGCAACCCGGTTCTATTGGCCCCGATGGGCCAGCCGGTCCGGCTGGTTTGCCGGGTGAGCCGGGAACACCGGGAGAACAAGGCCCGGAAGGCCAGCCCGGAAGGCCAGGGGAGGCCGGTGAGCCGGGTAAACCCGGCGAGCCGGGAGAGGTGGGTCCGCAAGGCGCGGAAGGCCCGGTAGGCCCGGAGGGGCCACAAGGGCCACGCGGTGAATCGGGCGCAAAGGGTGATCCGGGCGAACGCGGTGAAAAAGGCGACACGGGTCCAATCGGTCTGTCCATCAAAGGCGATTCCGGCGAAGTCGGACCGCAGGGTCCAGCGGGCGAGCCGGGAGCGCCGGGGATCAACGGCAAGGATGGCGCACCGGGCGCACCGGGAAAATTGCCGAAGGTGCGGCAGTGGAAGGAAGGCGTCTGGTACGAGGCCGACGTCGTGCGCCACGCTGGCGGCACCTATCAGGCCGAACGCGACACCGCGAACACGCCGGGGTCGAGCATCGATTGGATTTGTCTCGCCGCGCCGGGGCTGGAAGCGCCGCAGATGCAATTGCGCGGCACCTACAAGGAGGGTGAGACATATCGTTATCTCGATGTCGTCGCGCTCAATGGCTCAAGTTTCGTCGCCCGCAATAACGATCCGGGTGCCTGTCCAGGTGCCGGATGGAAACTGATCGCGTCCGCCGGTCGGCCCGGAAAGCCGGGATTGAAAGGCGAGCGCGGTGAGCGCGGCGAGCGCGGGCAACCGGGCGAGCATGGCGCACCGGGCAGGCCTGCGCCGGTCATTCTGGCGTGGGAGATCGACATCAAGAATTTCCGCGCCGTCCCGGTTATGTCGGATGACAGCGAGGCACCACCGCTCGAACTGCGCGGCCTGTTCGAGCAATTCCAGATCGAGGCGCACTGATGGCTGACATCACCGTCAAGGTCTTGGAGGAGGCGGCAAGCATCGACCTCTGCACGCTCGACGAGATGAAGATGATGCTCGGCATCTCGACCTCGATTCCGACGGACGATGAAACGCTGCAAATGTGGATCACGCAGTATTCCGACGTGATTGCCACCATGTGCAACCGGGTGTTCGCCAAGGAAAAAGTCACGGAGACGTGGCGCGGCGATCCGCCGCCCTACGAGAACTACCGGATTTACCTGACGCATTACCCGGTCGCCGACGACGACATCGAGTCGGTCACGGTGTCGGGGGCGCTGGTCGATCCGGCGGACTACGAGATCGAGAACCGCTCGGGAAAACTGACGATGCGCGGATGCAATGATCCCATCGTCGTCACCTACACGGGCGGCTACGACCTGCCGGACGAAGCGCCCGAAGCTCTCAAGCAGGCGTTGGCCTTGCTTGTCCAGGCGGGCCGCACCCATCTGGCGCGGGCGATGACCAGCGGCATCCGCAGCATTTCGCACCGTGAGTCGCGGGTGATGTTTTTCGACGCCTTGGCGGGAGGCGTAAAGAGTGCGAACTCGCCGCTGGCGGTCGCGGGCGAGACGGTGGACGCGCTGCTCTATCACTACATGCGCTTCAATGTTTGAGGTGAAGCTGGAAGGCGTCGAGCCGCTGGCGGCGAAATTCGACAAGCTGGCCGAACAGGTCGCAGCCCTGCACCATGAAGTGCCGGACGAACTGGTCGCGTGGCAACGCGACGACATGCGGCGGAAATATCCCAACGTCACGGTGACACAGGCGGGCAACGAGACAAACGCGGTGACCGAAATCTGGCCGCGCTCGCGGCAGGAGGGAAACCGTGCCGCGCGGCGGCGGACCTTCAAGCAGCCGAAACGCTTTCGCCTCAAGGGCATCCGCGTGGTGCGCTCGTTCAGCAAAACAATCCTGCGGCCTGAACTGTTCGACAAACTGCATCTGCGCATGACCGCACTGATGAAGAAGGCGATGGCATGGCCGTAAACCTCGACATCCTGTTGCAGTCGCCGATCTTCGATTTCTGGGCGGTGCCCTGCACGTTCATGCCACTCGCCTCGCAACCGGCGGCGGGCACCTATGAGGGGCGCGGCATTCTCAACATGTACAACCTCAACGTCGCGGCGGAGGACGGTTCGCTCTATTCCGACCAGCGCACCATTCTCGACATCCGCGACAGCGAGTTCGCCATCATGCCGGAACAGAACGATCACGTCGTCATCCCGCAGGATTGCAACAACGTGGATAAGGGCGAGTACCAGATCATCGATAGCAACAGCGACGGCGGCGGGCAAACCTGCCTGACCATCCGCAAGATCACGACGAAAACCTGACATGCCCATCACCGATGCGGGCATCACCGACACGCAGAGTTTCGGGCTGGTGATCCGCGACGTGTTCTACGATGCGCTCGACCGCGATCCGTTCTTCGACGCCTACGTCAAGCGCAAGACCCGGATGCTGGCGGTGATGCCGAACCTGCTGCCCTATCTCGGCGTCTACATCATCGACGAACTGCAACAGCCGGATGGCGACGCCAACGCGGGCTGCATCCGTTTCACGCACACGCTGCGCATCGGCTTCTCGGTGATGATCGCGCTCAATGACCAGGTGGAAGCGGAGCGCACCATCGACCGCGCCTACCGGCGCATTATGAACGTCTACCGCGACCAGTACGTGATGAACCTGCTCGACACGTTCAATCCGCATCTCGGCGCGGGCAATCCCGACAACACCAAGATCGAAAGCATCACGCGCGGCTTGCGCCGCCACGTGTTCGGCGCGGCCTCGGTCAACAACGAAACGCCGACCGCCGAACTGCAATACGACGTGTCGGCGTTCTGGCGCAGCGATTGGGGTCCGGTGATCGATGACGACCTTGAGGAAATCGTGGTCAGGACCGGCATCAAGATCGGCGAGACGCAAGCGGAAATGGATCAGCGCCAGCAGGTCGGCGGCGACTACGTTTTGGAGACGGCTGCGAAAGCGAAGCCGAACATGCAGAAGGAGAGACGTCATGGCTAAAGAACTATCGCTTCGCGGCAAGGCGGCTCGCGAGCGGATGGAGAAGATCACGAACTCAAGGCCACTGACCGGCGTCCGCGTGGTCCCGGCAAACGACGAACTGCGCAAGGTGCTGAAGCATCCGCGCGGCGCGAAATTTCCAAGCGAGGGTAGCGCGGAATGGCCGAACGACACCTTCACCAAGCGGCGGATCAAGGAAGGCGCGGTCAAGCTTGAGACGACAGGCGCCAGAAGCAGGCCCGCGAGAAAATCCGAAACCGCTTAATCGAATCAAACATATCGCGATGAAAAGCCCCGCCCCTCGGCGGGGTTTCGCGTGAAAGGACCAGCACCATGCCAATCAGTTTCGCCAACATCCCGGCTAATATCAAAGTCCCGCTGTATTGGGTCGAGGTCGATCCGTCGATGGCGGGCCTTCCCTCCATCAATCTCAACGCGCTGATGGTCGGCGTCATGACCACCGATGGCGATGCCATGCCTGACGTGCCGATTCCAATCGGCTCACAGGCACAGGCCGACCAGCATTTCGGCCTCGGCAGCGAACTGGCGCGGATGTTCCACGCCTACTACAAGAACAACCTCGCCAACGAAGTCTGGGGTCTGCCGGTGGCGGAGCCGGCCGCAGGAACGGCGGCGACAGGCACAATCAGCGTCGTGAGCGCGGCCAACGCGGCAGGCACGATCCATCTCTATGTCGGCGGGACCTATGTGCCGGTCAACGTGTCGCCGACCGATACGATTGACAACATCGCCACGGCCATCGCCGACGCGATCAACGCCGACGACACCTTGCCGGTGACGGCAGCCGTCGCGCTCGGGACCGTGAACCTGACGACGCTCTGGAAAAGCATCAACGGAAACGACATCGCGGTCACGCTGAACTACTACGGCGCTCGCGGCGGCCAGACCACGCCGGTCGGCCTCGAGCTTCAGTTGCCCGTGAGCGGTTTTCTGACCGGCGGTGCTGGCGTCCCGGTGTTCGATGACGCCATCGCCAACATGGGCGAGGAGCCGTTCGAGTACGTCGCCATGCCCTACACCGATTCGGAATCGCTTTTCGTGTGGGACCAGGAGTACGGGTTCACCGACGGCGGACGATGGGGCTGGCAGCGGCAACTGTTCGGCCACATCTTCTCGGCCAAGCGTGGGCTTTACGCCGATCTCCTCACCTTCGGTCAGACGCTCAACAGCGGCGTCGAGTCGATCATGGCGGTCGAAATGGATTCGCCGTCGCCGACGTATGAGTGGGCTGCGGCCTATGCGGCGAAGGCGCAACGGGCACTGGTCAACGATCCGGCGCGACCATTGCAGACGCTCTCGCTCAACAACATCAAGGCGGCGACGATCAACAATCGTTTCCGTTTCGAGGAGTTGAACAGCATCGCCTCGAACGGTCTGGCGATCCAGAAGATCGGTGCCGACAACCAGCCGATGATTGCGCGTGAGCAAACGACGTACCGGCTCAACCTGTACGGCCAGACCGACGACGCCTACGAACTGGTCACTACGCTGGCGACACTCGCCAAATTGTTGCGCAACCAGCGCCAGGTGATCACGTCGAAATTCCCGCGTCACAAGCTGGCGAACGACGGCACCAAGTTCGGACCGGGTCAGGCCATCGTCACCCCTGGCATCATCAAGTCCGAACTGATCGCATCGTACTCGATGGACATGTTCAACGGGCTGGTCGAGGACCTGCGCAACTTCAAACGGCATCTGATGGTCGAGCGCGATCCGAACGATCCGAACAGGATCAACGTGCTCTATCCGCCAGACCTCATCAATCAGTTGCGCATCTTCGCCGTGCTGGCGCAATTCCGCTTGCAGTACGACCGCGGCATCGATGTCGAGGTCATCGGTCAGGCGCAGCCGCCGTTCAACGCGGCGTCGGGCGCGTCTGCGGCTTAATCCCTCACATCACACTAGGAGAACGTCATGGCTCAAAGAATGGCGGGCATTGCCTTCCTGACGGTGGACGGCACTCAGGTTGCCCTGCGCGGAAACTTCACCGTCTCGCCAAGCCCGGTCGAGCGTACGATGATCGCTGGACAGGACGGCGTTCACGGCTATCAGGAATTGCCGCGAGTGCCGTACATCGAGGGCGATCTCTCGACACTGCCGGGGTTCTATCTTGAGGACCTGATCGACGAAACCGACGTCACCGTCGTCGCGCAGCTTGCCAACAACATGCAATACACGCTCATCGGTGCGACCTGCAAAGGCGGCTTCGAGAACAATGCCCGCGACGGCCAGGTGCGCGTACGATGGGAGGGCCTTAGCTGCGAGGAGGTTTCGCTATGAGCGGCAACGCCCGCATGCGCGAAGGCTTCGTCGAGGATGCGGCCCCGGTTCATCCGCAAGTCGCGGGGGCACCGGGACCGGACGCGCCGCAAATGGAGAAAAAACCACGCGCGACCCCGGCACCGATCATCGAACCGTCGCCAGCGGAACAGCCGCCGCTGGCGCAGGAGGAATGGCCGATCAAGGTCAGGCTTCTCTACAAGGCGATCCGCAACAATAGCGGCGACAAGGTGAACGAGGTCACCATGCGCGAGCCAAAGGCCGGTGACATCAATCGGTACGGCAACCCGGTGCGCGTCAACCAGGAGGGCGATGTCGTCATCGACGAGCGCAAGATGACGTTCATGATCGCGGCGCTGACTGAAATCCTGCCGCCCTTCATCGAGGAGATGGACACGCGCGATTGGAATTCGTGCGCGTATCGGTTACGCCGTTTTTTCTTGCCAGATCCAGCGGCTTGGTAGGAGCCGAGGACGAGATCATCCTCGACTGCTACCGGCTGGCCCGCTGGTATCACGTCAGCCCGGAAATTTTCCTCAACATGACCTTGAGCGACATCGCGCTCCATCTGCATCGGACCGCGCAATGCGACCGTGCGCAACAGGCAGCAGCCGGTGACGACTGATGGCTAACGAACAGGAGGAATTAAGACTTGTCGTCAACCTGACCGACAATGCGTCGGCGGGCATCAGCAAGCTGCGCGGCGAACTGAGCCAGCTTGGCAGCGGGTCCAGTGGTCAAAACCTAGACAAGTTCAAACGCGAAACGACGGCGATCACGCAGGTCGTCAAAGGCCTCGGCACCGAGATGGGCCTCTCGGCGCGGGTGATGACCTCCGTACTCGTGCCGGGGATCGGCACGGCGGTCACCGCCATCGGTGCGCTCGGTGCCCTGTATATCGAACAGATACGCCAGTTGCCGGAATGGACCGCGCAATTGCGGGCGATGGGGGACGCGGCGAAGAACATCGGCGCGAACGCCGGACAGTACCGTTCCATCGTCGAGCAACTCGGGGCGCTCGGCGTCTCTGCCGAGGCCGCGCAAAACTCGATGGCTGGCATCAATAACGCCATCGCCGACCTGACCAGGCGGGGCAGTGCGTTGCGTCAATCGCTGCTGCAACACGCTGGTCCTGAAGGTGCGGCGGGCATGCGGGCGTGGATCGACAGTCTGCTGTCGACCCGCACCGAAGCCGAACGCACCAACAAGGTGATCATCGCCGGAGAAAACGTCTACAAGAACGCGCTCAAGGAAACGAACAGCGAGATCGAGGCGAGGCGGCGCGAACAGGATTGGCTGCGCCAGTTCGGCGTCGATCCGGCGCTGGCCGGAAAGCGCGTCAAGGAATTGTCGGCGGAGGAACAGGCGGCGGCGGACGCCCGCAACAAGAACGGCAAGGAGTTCGCCGACCTGCTTGGCACCATCGGCAAGCAGTTCGGCGAAATCGGCGACATGCTGAAAGACCCGCTGATCGGGCCGGACAGCATGCTGGTCAAGGGTATGCATCTTGCGAGTGACGTCCTCGACAAGATCATCGAGGGCCTGAAATGGATTTCAGCGCACCAGGCCGAAGTCAACAAGCCGCTGGAAGATGAGGGCATACTGGATCGCCTGCGCAGGCGGGCCTTGCCGCCATCCGTCGGCGGTGGCGTAGACAGGCCCGCCGCCGAGAAAATGAGTTATTCGCCGGTCGGCGGACCTTACGGCGGCTTGCTGCAAAATGCCTCGTTCACGACAGGCGGTCCCGCTGGCGGTCCGGCCTACGGTCCCGGTCGCGGCGGGCCGATGGGCTATGGCGGCGTCAGCGGCGGTGCCGGTTATGGTTCGCACGATGGAGGCAGTCACGGCTACGGCGGACCAACGCCAAGCGGCAGCGATACCGGCGGCAGTGACGCGAGCGTCCCGTCCGACATTCTGGCTCGCGCCAAACAGGTCGCGCTGACAGGCGGACCAGGTGCCGTCGAGCAGTTCATGGCGCAGCAAGGCTATCCGAAGCGCGGCGCATGGTGCGGCGAGTTCGCGGCCTCGGTGGTGAAGTCGGTCGGCGGAACGCCACCGAAGGACCCGGCCATCGCCTCGAACTGGCGCAATTGGGGAACGGCGGTCGAGGGTGCGCCGCAGCCGGGAGACATCGCGGTGCGCCGTGGCGCTCGCACGGGATCGACCGGCAGCCACGTCACCGTGGTCGAGAGTGTTGATCCCAAGACCGGCAGATTCATCGGCGTCGGCGGCAATCAGGGTCGGCCTGAATCGAGTTACCGGACAGGCGGCTACGAATTCCGCCGTGCGACCGGCGCAATGCCGAACGGCCAGACCGCCGGTCCCGGCAGCGGCAAGGGAGCGGGCGACACACCGGCAACCTCGCATGGTGCGGATGGCGCGGGCGGCGCGGGAGTACCCGAAATCGGCGCGGGGCTGATGGGGGCCATCGAAAAAATAGAGTCGGGCGGAAATCCACGCGCGGTCACCGGACAATACAAGGGGCTGTTCCAGCTTTCCGAAGGCGAGTTTCGCCGCTACGGCGGCAAGGGGTCGATCTTCGATCCAGAGGAGAACAGGCGGATCGCGGCGCTCAAGATCAAGGACGAAGCGGCCAAGCTGTCGTCGAAACTCGGCAGGCCGGTCAGCGAAGCGGAAGTTTATCTCGCGCACCAGCAAGGCGTCGGTGGCGCAACGGAGCATCTCACCCATCCCGACCGCGCCGCGTGGGAGTCGATGTACGCGACCGGCGAAGGCCAGGAGAAGGGCGCGGGGTGGGCGAAGAAAGCGATCTGGGGAAACATACCGGACGCACAGAAGCGACGGTTCGGATCGGTCGAGAACGTCACCAGCGGCGACTTCGCGCAGTTGTGGCGCGACCGATACGCGCGGGCGCGAGGCTACGGCAGTGACGCGGAAATGACGGCATCGCGACAGCAGATCGACCGCTCGCAACAGGCGGCGAAAGTCGAGGGCACCGGCAAGATCACCGTGGATGTCAACGCGCCCAAGGGCACCAACGTCGGCGCGGAGGGTGGCGGCCTGTTCAAGAACGTCGAGGTCAACCGGCAGACACAGATGGAGCAAGCTAGGAGCGGGCCGGTCGCGGAGACATTGTCGCTATGACAAATACAGTCTGGGGCGACCGACCAGTGATGCCCGCCACGTACAAGGGCGCTCGCTTTCATTGCGAGGCCAATGCCATCGAAAGCGGCCGGCGGATCGTGCAGCACGAGTTTCCAAAAAAGGATTTGCCCTACGCCGAGGACATGGGCCGCGCGGCGGCGATGTTCACGATCCGCGGCTATTGCATCGCCTATCCGTTCGACGTTGACGACTTCTATCAGCGCGACTATCGGCCAGCCCGCAACAAGCTGGCGCAGAAACTCAACGAGGTCGGCGCTGGCCTGTTGCAGTTGCCGACCTACCTGCCGCTCATGGTCGTCTGCATGCGCTATCGGCTGACCGAGGAAGAACGCTTCGGCGGCTACTGCGTGTTCGACATGACGTTCACGGAACAGGGCGTCGATCCGACTATGTACGTGCCGACCGCCGACACGGCAGGGCAGGTGTCCGACGCCTCTCAGGCGCTGCGCGATCAGGTGCAACGGACGCTGGCCCCGCCGTCCGCGTCCACACCGACGCGGACGGTGTCGGCATGAACCGCTACGACGCCAAGGAAGCGGCGGCAATTGCCGACCGCATGATGATCAATCTGGCGACCTGCATCCCGGTGCAGGGCCGCATCGGATCGGACGCCCGCGTCGCCATCGGAACGGTGCGGGCAAACGCCTTTGGGCTGTTGATGGGGGATGCCATCGGCCCGCCGCTCGATGCGGCGTTTGACCTGACGCGCGAGGCGGGTTCGTCCGTCGAGCAGATCGAGGGTGTGCGCGTCCAGGTGATGAACGAACAGCCGCAATCACCCGGTGCCGTGTTGCTGACGCAAGCCGGGATCAATCTCTGCCTTGCCACGGAAGGCCGCATCATCGGCGACATGACGTTCGTGTCGCGCGAGGACGTCGACCGGATCAAAACTTACATACGCGGTCCGTTCGGCGATGCCGAGGAGGTGGCGGCGGATGCGATGGATTCGATGACGTTTCAGGCGCTCATCGGTCTGCATGCGGCGATCACCAATCATCTGGTCAAGACGGCGCTGCCGCTGCCGCGTCTGGTCGGCTATCAATTCTTCGATCCGTTGCCGTCGCTGGTCATGGCCTACAGGCTTTATTCCGATGCATCACGCGCCGATGAAATGCGGGATGCAAACAAGATCGTGCATCCGGCGTTTTGTCCGCTGACCGGTCTGGGCTTCTCGGCGTGAAATGCCGCAACAGAGGCCGGACGAAATCGCGACCCTGATCGTGCGGGGACAAAAGTTCGAGGATTGGGAAACCGTCTGGGTGCAGGAGCGCCGCGCCGATTCGTATTCCTTCTTCAAGTTCACCGCCGCCGAACGCGACCGCGAGATCACGACACAGACGCCGCTCTGGTCGCGGCTGCAATTCCGGCCAGACGATCCCTGTCAAATCCTGCTGGCCGGTCAGCCGGTGATCAACGGGTTCATCGAGACGCGGCAGGTCGCCTACGACGCCAACAGCCACGGCGTGATGCTGGTCGGCAAGAGCACACCCGCCTGGCCCGCGCGGTCGAGCGTCGATACCAAGACCGGAAACTTCGACGGCAAGACGGTTGAGCAAGTCGCCCGCGAGGTGCTCGCGCCCTATGCGGGGTTCGTCAACGTCAAGGTGATCGGCACACTCAACAGCACGCCGTTCGACAAGCTTCAGAATCAACCCGGCGAGATGATCTGGGATTTCCTCGAGCGCATCGCGCGGGTGCGCGGCATCGTCATGGGGTCGGATGCGTTCGGGAATTTCCTGCTGATCGGCGATCACATCTCGCCCGTGGTCACCGACCTGATCGAGGGCGTCAACATCAAAAAGTGCCAAGCCGTTTTCAGCAAGGAATACGCCTACGAAAAATTTGTGGCGGTCGGTCAGACGGCGGCGAGCGACAGCAACTCCGGTCCGGCCGCAAGCGAACAACGGGCCGAGGTGCCGGGGGCTGGCAAGATCAGGAGCACCCTGATCACGCCCACCGAACAGCCGGTCAAAAGCATCGTCGAACTGTACGACCGCGCCCGC